CGCCACCCATGGTCTCGGGCGTGAGTGCTTGGTAGGAAGCGTCTCCTGCCCGACCAATACTTGTAGTGTCGCCCACGGGGAAGTCGCCCGCCGTGGCCCCTGAACGAAGAATATTCCCCGTGGGGAGGGTGGCGATACCTGCGGCGTACCTCTGAGGAGCCACGCGCCCACCAGCGACGAGACCCCTGAGACCGACCGCTTGGTTCTGGGGGAAGGTCTGCTGCTGGGGCATTCCGGGGATGCCTGCTGGTTGACGTATCATGGGGCCTACCTGTGCCTGGGGGGCCGGAGGCCCGCCACGGCCCAGGGCTGCGATCGTGTCGTCCGCCACGGTCCTGTTGGTCGGCTCGACGCCGTCGCCATATTTTGACCTTAATTCTCCACGGCGACGCATCTCCGACAGCACGAGGAACTGCGGAAACATCCCGGTGGGCTGCTGCATCTCCTTGCCGAGTTGGCCATCGCTGAGGCCCTTGAGGTCGTCCTGCTGTCTGATCAGGCTCATGATACCACTCCCAACTGCCTCGCCAGCCCGACGCCAGCGAGGCCCGTGCCGAGAAGTTGGCTCAGTCCGCTTGGCGGGGCCTGGAACGTCGTGGTCTCCTGCTGGGCGGCGATGGGCACACCATGCAGGATGCCCGACATGAAGTTAAGCTGCTGCCTCGGGAAGTCACGCTGGTTGATGAAGTCCGAGTAAGCAATATCCAGGGCTGCCTGCTCCTTCTCTTCAAGGGCACCACCGACGCCCGCCTGCGCCCGTGCGCGCTCCAGGGCAAGCTGGTCCTCCGCAAGGGCCTGTGTTCCAAGCTGGCCTGCCGCGCCGACGCGCTGGCTCTCGGCCTGGAGACGTGCCGCCTGATCCCGACCAAAGATGCCCGCTCCCGTCCTGTAGGCGTCGGACAGTCCCTGGGCTTCGATCTCGTTGAGTTGGCGGTTGATCTCGCGCTGGGCGATGGCTTCCTGAACGTGGCGTCCCGATCCGCCGTACGCTCCCGCCTGCACTGCCGCTGCTTCGCGGCCAAGACGTTGCTCCTCGAAGCGTTCGTTGGCACGTTGCTTCTGAACGTCGAGGACGTTGCCGATGAAGGGGTCCATGTACGCCTGGGCCACGCCTGAATCGGTGAAGGCCTGGGGCGTGTAGCCAGCCGATTGACCCAGCGCCGTCTGGGCGGTCTGGAACAAATCCGGCCTGCCCGCCTGGGACACGTCTCTGATGCCCTGGAACCCGGCGCTGGTGTCGGCACCGAACTGCGTCAGCCTGGGGTCGCCATAGGGCTGGTAAGGGGCGTTGCTCTCGGCCTCTGTGCGCTGCAAGAGGCGCGTGAAGAAGGGCTCCACGTACTCGGGCAAACCCGACTGGTTGATGGTCTGGTCTGTCGGGGGCGGGGGTGGTGCGGGGGCAGAGCCTCCCCCTCCCTTGCCGCCGCCGTAGCACCAACGATAGGGGTTGGAGTTGTCAGGAAACTCGTCCACGTCGCTCCACCCACGTTTGTGCAAACCAAGGTCAAGCCGCATTTCTCTTCTCCTCGGTCTCGGGGAACATGATCTGACAGAAGATGTTCTGGGTTTGCCATCCGTGCTTGCTTAGGAACCTCTCCCAGCCCTTCCGTCCCACCAGTTCAATACCATTGCAACCGTTGTCCTTGGCGCTACTGTAGAGAAGGTCGAGCATCTGGGAATGCCAGTCTTCAAGGTTCTCACCACCACAGAACAAAATATTCAGCATCTTGCGACCGGGGTACTCCTCGACGCTCGTTGTCAGGGCTCCATCGATGTTGCCGAAGTCGTCGTAGGCGATCCATAGCTGGTTGTTGCCCGCCGCGAGGTCTTGCAGAACGCTCTCCTTGTCGTGGCGACCTCCAGACAACTTGATGGCGTCGGCCAAGTGATACATCGCGCCGCCGATCACGGCGGGCATGTTGTCGAACGAAACATATGAGACGTGGTAGTTCATGCTGCTCTCCGGCCTCTCGGGATGATCTCCTGACGCTTAATCCCGCCCGGCGAACCGGGAGTACCGGGCTGGGCCTGGAGGTCGTCCACGATCTGATCGAAGGTGTCCGCGCCTGCCGCGTTGTCGCCACCGCCTGCGGCGTCCACGGCGTTCCTGGGGATGACGTACTCGCCGTCACTCAGCCGCACCTCTTCCCGGCCATCAATATTGGCTGGGATACTGTCGGAGGTGCCGGTGCCGGGGCCACGGATCAACCTGCCGATGCCCGATGCCTGGGCCTCTCCGCTCATCGCCTCCATTACCTTCTGGCGTAGCTGCTTGAAAGCCTCCATGCCGAACACGTCGATGAAGCGCTGCACAGCTTCCTCGGGGTTGGGGTGGTTGCCCATGAGAGCAGCTTCGGCTTCCACGATGATGCGGTCGCTTCCGTCACTTTCCCTGACCTCACCGCCCAAGGCATACCCAACCTCTCTCCTCGCGTCAGAGCCTAACCCGTATTTAATGCCCGGCGCTGCCGCGTATTCTCCTCTAAGACCACCAGGGGGCAGAGACACGTTGGTGGCAGGGGGAATGGCGGGAGCTTTTTTACCTAAAAGATCAGCTTCTTTATCTCTTCTTGTAAAATAGTTATCTCCAAAGTTTCTTAATTCTTTTTCAACACCTTCCCAATCTCCATTAATTACTGCTGCCCAAAATGCAGGAGTTCTATCAAAACTACCATATTGAAAACCAACAGAAGTAATTACTGTTTGTTGTTCAGAAGATAAAGCATCAAAAGGCTTCCCACTATCTGTTTCATATTTTTGTATTATCTTATTTGCATAATAATTTTTAGATGCTTGATCTAATTCTTTTACTTCACTATCACTTAATACAAGATTACTCGCTACCTCTTCTGCCTCTGCACCTTTTAAACTAAAGAAAGGTTTAAGTTTATCAGTTATATTTTGAGATACACCAATTCTTTTCATAAAATCTTCATCTTTAGAACCTAAATCAAATCCAGTTCCAATCGTTACACCAGATTGACTATTTTCAGCATCAGGAACATAACCAACTTTAATAGCAGGTTCTTCTAATTTACTTATAAAATTCCACTTAATGGGGGGCTGGTAGCCATATCCAGTATCTATCCCAGCAACGGGCACGTTTATCGGAGAAGCCATCGGGGGAAGCTGTCCTCCCCCCATGGGGGTCATCTCACGTCTAACCTCACCGCCCTCTTGGAACCCCCTGATGCGTTCAACGGGGTTGAAGTAGAGACGCTCGCCCACGTAAGCCGCGTCAGTGATGTCCTCGCCTGGGCCGAGAGGGATGCGTGTACGCACGGCGGGGAAGGCCTGCGGGATGGGGTCTCCTTTGAGGCTGGCCAGTGTCGGGTAGTTCTCCAGAGGATCGGGGTCGAACGCCCCGAACTGGTTGGCGACGGACAGCGCCCCAATGCCGGTGGTGAAGGGGTTGTCCTTGGCAAAGGCGAGGGCTTGGCTTCCAAAGCCAGCATTGGGGTCAAGAGCCCGCCGTGCATCACCGATGAGGTAGTCAGGAAGAACGCTGTCTACGGGAGCGGCGGCTTTAGTGGCCACCTCGCGAGCAACCCCCATCGGCACACTCTCTCCAGTCCATGGCGCCGCTCTACTCCAGTCAGAGCCTAACCCGTATTGAATCCTCGGTGCTACCGCCACAGCCCCCCTTCTAAAACCGGGGGGCAGAGACACGTTGGTGGCCACCTCATGAGGAAACGCTTGTGTTGCTCGCAAGACAGCATCAGAGGAAGTCGCGTTAATGGGGGACTGGAAGCCATATCCAGCGTCTATCCCAGCAACGGGCACGTTTGTCGGAGAAGGCAGCGGGGGAGGGGCTGCCGACAGTTGGAAGTTGGAGGGCGCAGCATATGGAGCGGCGGGGGTATACTGGCCGAGACCCCCAAGCGATGTGGGGGTGTTGGCCACCTGACTTGCGTAGGGGGACATGGCGAATTCGCTGAGCGATCCAGGATTGATGGCAGCAGGAGTACCACCCGCCGTCAGAACGGCGTCGGTCATTCCCCCGACCGATGACAAGCCACCGGGGCCTGCCGCCGCCATGGGGGTCATCCCGCCACCAAGAGCCGCCTGCTCGGCAAACAATGGGTTGCCGCCGAAGTAAGACCCGAGACCACCCATCGCTCCAGCGGCGAGACCGCCAAGAGCCGCTTTCCCCGGCTTCTGGCCTGCTGCAAGCCCGCCGCCAAACGCGCCGAGACCCATCATGAGGCCGGTGCCCAGGGCTCCGTAGTGCAACGCACCCGCACCCCACCACCCCAGGCCCGCGCCGAGGGCGGGAAGGAGGAAGGCAAAGGCTTCGGGCTGCCCCGTGTCGGGGTTGGTGGTGAGGCCACCGGGCGTCATGGACGACATGATCCCGACCTCTGCCGGGCTCATATGCACCAGTTGCGTATCACCGAACCTGCCCTTGGAGGCGAGTTCCTGTGCCTGTGCTGCTAACTCGGCCACTGGTAAGCCCTCCTCATGTCGTAACCACGGTCACGTCTCCAACAGAGGCGGTTGCCACGAAACTAGCAGCAAATCCCTCTGATGTCCGAACAATCTTTAAAAAACCAGCCTCCTCGAACACGTCGTCTATTCGCAATCCGGCCCCGTTTGCCTGAATGTTGGTCAATGCCAGCCCAGTGTGGCGGGCCGGTCCCTGGGTGGCGATGGCTTCCAGGGCCTGCTCCAGGGCGCTGACCAGTTCCTCCAGGTAACGCGGTGTGACCACACCCTCTCGTCCGATCGAACCACGATCAGGGCGCGGCAGCCTCGGGATCGGTACGGCACCCTGCTGGGCCATCAGCGCCTCCCGTCCGGTCTGGCCTCAACTCGGGGGGTTCCGTCGCGCCAGAACACTCCCGTCGCGGTGTTCTCTATCTTGTACTTGAAGGCCCTTCCTCGCAGTCGAATGTGAGCGTGTTTGGTGAACGTTTCGGGCGACGCGCCCGTTCGTGTGATCGTGCTGGCGTCAGCCGTCTTGTAGGCCTCGCCTGGATAGTCCGTGGGCGTGAGGGTGATGACCACGGCAGGGCTGTCAGCAGTCGAGTTCTCGAATGTCAGGTCGGGCAGGAGCCTGCGGATGAAGTTGAACATGTAGCCGCCGCCCTCGCCAATCTCGAAGTCCGAACTTTCGATGTAGGCGTTGATGGCTACGGCAGGGTCGCTCTCCCCGTCGTCCAGCCCCTTCTCATGAAGGTACAGGCTGCCGTCATTTGCCGCCGCTATCGGGTAGGTGGTGAAGGTCCGGTCCATGTAGGCTGTTCTCACCCAACCCCCGAAGTACCAGATGTCCTGCTGGTAGTTGTAGACCACGTAGCGGTCGATCTCGGCGGCGCTGGCTGAACAGTAGGACCAGATGATCTCGTAGTCCCCCTTGTTGATGCCGACATGGAACTTCTCGTTCTCATCCAGGTTCATGTCATCAAACACGAAGGAGCGCACCGTGCAGGACAGGGGTTTTACCGTGCCGTCGTAGATGTAGAAATTATCTCTCCCCATCCAGTAAACGATATTGTCGGCTTCGATGGCTGTCATGGGGGCGACGATGGTGGTGTTGGTCCCCACCACGCGGGTGCCGAAGGTGAAGGGTGGCCCCGTGAATTGGACGCTGTTGAGGGACGTATCCGTCCACACCAGGATTTCGCGCTTGGTGATCAGCCCGGTGATGATCTGCGATCCATGGCTGAGCCTCAGAGACCTAGCCGAGTTGGAGGTGGAGGGCGTCCAGTCCACGAGGCTCTCGCTGTCGGGCCAGCGGATCAGCATGAGGTCTTGAGCACCCCCTCCGTCGATGGCGTCGCAGGCCAGGGCCAGCACATGGCGGTCCTCTGGGGAGACGAGCAGTTCGCGCATGATGGTGGGCACGTCCGAGGCCCCGGAGAGCCCGGTGAGGGCCACTGCTCGTGTGGACACGCCGTTGGTAGCGTCCCACTGATACCCGGCCCCATTGCGGACGCAGAACAGCAGGTCTTCCCCGAAGTTGGCGGTGGGCCACAGACGCAGACGGGAGACCCCTGCCGTGGTCGAGGCCGGGTCGCCCCAGCCGTCGCTGCCCCATGTGCCCGCGCCCCAGCCCGCTCCAGGGACGCTGGTATTCAGCCCCACCGAAATCTGGTACTCGGCGTTGACCGAGGCTCCACCCTCCGTGCTGTCGGTGCCGGTGGCGGCTGCCGACATGGTAACCACGTAGGTGTTGGCGTCGGTGACGCTGTCGATGGGGTACTCGGCGTTCATGACGGTGGCGGTGAGGGTGCCGTCCGAACTCGTCGCCCCCGAGAATGTCACATAGTCCCCGATCAGCGCCCCGTGGGACGTGTCGGTGACCGTCACCACCGCCGACCCGGCTGTGATGGAGAACGGGTCGTTGTTGATGGCGCTGCTGGCCCTGATCGGCGTGATGTCCTTAAATGAGCCTCCCTGGTTGATGTAATATTTGACGTGAGTGCCGACGCCGATGAGGTTGTCGTTGGCGAGGGTCGTCCACGGATGAAGGACGCGACACGTCCCCGTGAACGTGTTGGCGCTCTCCTTCTCCCAGCCTCCCCATCGCTCCGGCTGCCCCATGCGGAAGCGCACGAAGTTGCCGTCGAACCATCCCTGGGTGTTTTCGTAGTTGGTGCCTTCGCGGTCGATGCCGGGGCGGAACTGGAGTTTAACGAGAGGCATCAGGCAGACCCTTCGGGGGAGTCGGGAAGAACCCAGTTTTTTCCCCACGCCATGAAACAGGACACGCCGTCAGGGCCGCTCAAAATAAGCGTCCATGACCTATTCTCGGAATAGAATAACGTCACCAACATGGGGGGTGCCCCGTCTGCCATCTTGACGGTGCCCATCCCTCTCGGCGTTTCTCTGTACTCCCTAAACAACACTTTGGGCACTTGCTCCGTGGCGCCGCACCGACCGTTGCTGGCGCTTATTTGGGGGTTGACAGCCTTGGCCTTCTGCTCCTCCACAGGAGCAGCACTCTGGGCAAGCATGAGGAACACGAGCATCACGAAGACAAAGAACAACGTCATGCGTACCGGGCGCGACCACATTGGACTACTTCTTTATTTTTTCGTGAATCTCCCACAGGCGATCCTGGGTCAACCTGCCTTGGGTCGTCAGCACCTTGAGAGCCTCCAGCACCTTTCCGTTGGTTTGCGCCTGCCCCCGCTGGATTTTGACGATCTCCGAATTGGCCTTCTTGAGATCGTCGCGTTCCCGCTTGGCTTCCTCTGCGGCGTAGGTGATTTGTCCCCACGCTACTCCTACTGCAAGGATAGCAGCAGGAGAGCCGTAAACCCTCAACAGGTTACGCCAGCCATTGTAGTCCTTGCGCTTTTCCTCGGGCATTGGATTACTCCTCCATTCTATCCACGATTCCCTTCAGGTCGCGATATGCTTCCTTGGCAGGTGTGGAGAGGTCATCGACAGAAACTGCAACTGTTTCGGCGTTTTCAATAGCGGTGGTAAGTTCTACGAGAAGACAAGCAAAAGTTTTCGGTCCCATCTCCTGGATGAACTGTGCATCTTCAGCCGCTTGGTGATCTTCGGCTTCGGCGACAAGATCACGCTCCACGATTTTGTACGGCACCTTCTTCGCGTTGGCCGGGATGGGCAGCTTTTCTTCAAGCCGGTGTGTGGCCGGGTCGTAAGCAGGGGGGATGTCGTCTATCCACCTCCCGACCTCCGGCGCAGCGGGCTTTTCCGGCTTCTGGTGGCGAACTTCGATGTAGCCGTTCTCGTCAATTCGAGCGTAGATGCTGTCTGCCATGTTCTTTCTCCGTAGCATTCATTTCCCACAAGCGCCCAAAGTCTACCAGAGGAGGAGCGTTGCCGTTCAGATGAACAGCCAGCGAGGGCAGGGGAGTAAAGAGAGGAAGGCGGTCCTCCCATATTCTGTTGATTGTCGTGCCCTCGTGGATGTTCTTTCCAGGCTTATCGTAATCACGCGCAAGAGTTTCCCACTCAGGCTCTCTGAACACCCAAGGCTCGGCCAAGACGATGCCTGTGCTGTAAGTATTGGTCCGCCAGTGCCTGTCCTGCCCAGCAACGACCTGACAGGAGGCGAACTCGGCACGGGTATAGTTGTCGTGGTCGTCGTATGGGTGGATAGCCACACTTTGAAGGCCCTTGGTCTTCGCCAACTCCACAAAGACCAGCATCTCCGTAATCGCGTTGGGGGTGTGCAGGTAGTCGTCCTCAATCATGTAGACGAGATCAGCGCGGCTATCTCTTGCGATCTGGACAGCCTGGAGAAGAGATGCGTTGTTGCCGGGGCCTGTTGATATCAGATCGGTGTAATTCTGACGGCAAAGGAACTGACAAGTTTTCACTGACGAATGATCATCAAGGATGGTCAGGGTATGTTCGACGCCGTCTAGCGCAGTGACCAAGGAGATCACACACCGCCGCACGATCTCAGCCTTGGGCACATCGATGATGCGCGGGCTATAGTCGTGCAAGGAACCCTGGTCATGGGTTCTGAGGATGACATCAAGCTGCATGTCGGTACTCCCGAAGATGCTCTTGCATCTTGATGAAAGGAGCCTCCCACTCGCCGTAGGTCTCCTGCCGGAAGAGAGTGACGCAATCATACCACGGAGACCTGAACCCCGGCAGCGCCCAAATCCAATAAGGAAGGATGGGTACAACAACCAGCGTCGGGACGCCCATCGCCGCACTCAGGTGGGCGACGGAAGTGCAGGACGATATCACGAGGTCACAATCGGAAATTGCCTGGGCTGTCTGGGTCCAGTCGCCCAAAGGCACTGGCGTAACCCAGGAGGGGCGATCCTCGACACCCTCGTCTCGTTGCAGACAAACGAAGTCAGCCTCCATTGTGGATACGGCATCGAACATCAGGTGAGAAGGAAACAAACGCTGGGCATCGGTTTCGATTTTCGAGTTGCCTCGCCAGCGGAGCCCGACGCGAAAACGATTGTCCTCTCTCCGTGGGGCATGGAAAATATAAGGAGCCCCATCGATGTCCTCATATTCCAGGCCGAGAGGGATAGCCGCTGACATCCCCGGCACCCAGAAGTCGTGGTACATCATTGGGCCAGCCTCTGTGGCCCCTGCCGCCGAAACGCCCCCACAATCCTTGAGTATCGAAACCAGGGCAGGGCTGCCAGCAGTGATTACCCGGCACCCCCGCTTGGCAATGTCGCGGGCGAAGCGGACAGAGTGTATCTGATCCCCAAAGCCGCTCTCCAAATTCAGCAATACCGTGCAGTCACTCTCCCCATTCCACAGCGGCATCGCTGTCCCAGGGTTGGGGTTGCCAAAGCAATCGTCGGCGCGGCCACGAGTGAGCAACTTCATGCCCTCTTGCAGTTTTCCGTCTGCCAGCACGTTCCAGGCCCTGTTGAACGCGGCACGGTCATCTCCGGGGGCAAGCGCCGCCAGCGTCTCTGCAATCTCACGACCCTTCTGGAACTCCCCACGCATGTTTGCCTCGCGTTGGAGGTCAATCGGTTCGGGCGTCCGATCCTTCTCGGTGTCCCCGTTCCAAAAAGACGGCTGGAGAAAAGTCGCGTAGAGGTCTCCCAAGATGGTGCGGGCACTCTCCTCGTGCTGCCGCTCCAGCTTCGGCTTGATGTCATGCAACCCAGGCACTCCCCACGCAGCCTCGTCCAGTTCCGAAACGCTGTTTGGGTCAAGGTGGTCGAAGTCGTAGGCATGAGGAGGCAGATCAAGGAAGGCGTGGATACGGTCCAACTGCGCCTGGGGCTCATCCATCAAATCATCGTAGTCCACGAGACAGAAATTCTCTGGAGCCACCTCGAACCCCTCAAAGAAAGTGACGTAAGATGACTGGAGGTGGAAGATCAGAGGAGACGTGCGGAGGAATGCCTTGGTGTCCTCTGGCTGGGCGAGGCGAACAAATGACGCGGCGCAGTCAGGGACTGAGCGAACTGTCGCCACGATCTTGGGCTGTTCCCCGAGAACCTCGGCCATGGTCGTCATGATATTAGGCGCGGGCCAGCCACGAGACTTGTCAATGAGCAGCCCCTTGCCGTCACATTCGATGTCTATGATGGCCCGGAGAAGTCGAAGAACACTGGATCGTTCTCTCCCCTGCGCCCTCACGGATGGGTTCTTTTCCCAAGCGCAGACGACTGCGCCGAGAAGATCGATCAACCCACTCGTCGGCGTTACCCGTATTTCGGGGTGCTGGTTGAGGATAGCTGCCAACACCGTCGAACCGGAGCGGGGGAGCCCGGAAAGAAAATACAGATCACTCATGCGGTCTTAACCCCCGCAGAGTTGCTGGCCTTATTGCTGACGCTCAGCCATGTTGTCAGCGCCCCAATCTGGGTTGGAGATGATCTGGATGTAGTGTCGCCTTGGCCGAGTTCCCCGGAGGCGTTAAATCCCCACGACCAAGCAGTTCCGTCTGTTTTGAGCGCAACCACCCCACCCCCTCCTGTGCTCATATTAAGCCAGTCGGTTAAGGCCCCAATCTGAACAGGAGAACTTCTGGTGGTGCTTACTTCATTCAGCCCTAAACGCCCTTCCGTATTTGATTGCCCCCACGCCCACGCTGTTCCATCGGTTTTAACAGCGAAATGCGAGTTGACGTTTGTCGATGCCTCCGTAAAGGCCCAGGTCGTCAGAGCCCCCACTTGCACAGGAGACGATTTTCCTAGCACACTATTATCCCCGAGGTTGCCAGATGCACCTCGGCCCCATGACCACAGAGTGCCATCCGTTTTTATCGCGTGGGGCGCGTTGATGCCGATGGAAACAGAAGCCCAGTCTGTCAACGCTCCCACCTGTACGGGAGACGACAGGCCTACCGTGGTTCCCTGCCCGAGTTGTCCGCTGGAATTTTCACCCCACGTCCAGAGCGTCCCATCTGTTTTGACAGCGCCGGAAAGTTGGGAATTAGAAGAGGCTTGCGCCCAGGTGGTCAGCGCACCGACTTGAACAGGAGACGAAAGACCTGTTACGACCCCGTGACCCAGCGGGCCATAAGCGCCACGGCCAAACGACCACATGGTGCCGTCCGTCTTGATTATAAGACTTGTGAAATAAGCATCGTGGGTTGACCAGTCCGTCAACGCCCCTACCTGCACGGGAGACGACAGACCCGTCACAACACCATGTCCGAGTTTGCCGCTGGACCCACCCCCCCACGTAAACAGGGCTCCGCTGTCCGTGATCCCGATGGTATGACCGCCCGACGAGGCGCTAATGCTGGCCCACGTTTCAAGCGCCCCCACCTGCACGGGAGAAGACTGACCCGTGGTATTCCCCTGCCCGAGTTGGCCATTGGAATTAGCCCCCCACATCCACAATTGGCCTGCGGGGGAAGAGCCACTAACGCCCGCCGTGGCCATCATCATCCTTAAACCAAGAGGCATCGGGCTCTCCTTATGAACTGTCGGCAGACGCGATCATGCCGTGCCAGATGGTCCCGGCGTCTAGCGTCACGAACGTGAGGATGTCCACCCCGGAAGTCGTCAACGAGGGAGCCGACCCACCTGCCCAGTCAACACTGGCGGGCCAATTGACAGTTTGCGACCCTCCATTGGTGAGGAAGAGTGTGAAACTGCAAGCGGTCCCTGACGCAGACGGGTTGGAGAACGTGAAGGTCTGCTCCGACGAGGAGACCGTCGCCGTCACCACATTGCCAGACGTTATGTCGATGTCGTCGGTGCCGCCACCCAAGTCGCCAATGGCGTTGACCGTCTCGCCATAGTCCTTGAGCACCGGTCTGGATGCGATATTGTCCGCGAACGACATGGTCCCCGAAAGAGTGGTCGCGCCTAGCGTCTTGTTGGTCAGGGTCTGGGTGAAGGCCGCGAAGACAAATGTGTCGTTCCCGGCCAATAGTGGCAAGGTGATGGTGCGGTCGGAAGCCAGTTCGCTGACTCCGAGGATATACTGGTGATTGGAAGACGTGTCATTGATCTGGGGGGCTGTCAGGGTCTTGTTGGTGAGCGTCTCGGTGCCGGTCGTGGTGGCAATCACCGCACCGCCAGACTTGATCCCCGCCGAGAAGTTGGTGACGGCATCCACCACGTTGGTCCCGTCGTTCCACAGGAACATGGTCTCGCCAGTAGGGATGGTGATGCCGGTGCCGGTGCCGATGATCTGGACGGACTGGGAGCCCGTGGTGCCGTTCTTCACCACGTACATCTTGGACTTGTCGGGCACCACCATGTTGCGGGTGGCTGTGAGAGTTGCTCCACCAGAGAGGAGCAGGAACATGTTCCTGGCCTCGTCGGCGGACCCGTTGGCGGTGGTCGCCGTATCGTTGGCATCCGACGCGAAGGCGATGGTCGAAGTGCCCGCAATGGCGTCTTCGAGCAAGTTCTTCTGGGTGTTCTCTGTCGTGCCCCAGGTTCCCGACTGCTCACCTGTCGTTTGCAGTTCGATCCTCAAGCTGTCTGAATGTGTGCTGGCCATGACGTTCTCTCCTTACGTCGAAACCTGGGTCCAGGTGGGGGTGCTGGGTAAAGTCACCTGGGTCCATGTCGGGGCGTCTGGGAGAACAACTTCGCCCCACAGAAGTTCCTCCCCCTGCCCTGTGGTAGCCGATACCCCTGTCACCGAGAAAGCCACCCCCACGCCCTCGGTAATACTCACCGTATCGGCATTCACCGTCGCCGTGGCGGTCCCTCCCGTGACAGAGACGTTGGCGTCACCGATGACGCTCTCGTCGCCAATCGTCCCGGTCCCGGCAATCCCCGTCGCCGAGACGGTGACGCCAGTGCCCTCGACAATCGTGACATCGTCAACTGCGCCCGTTGCTTCCAGGCCCGGAGACACGGTCCGCCCCCAGGTGCCCTCGCCCCACCCGTGGGTGCTGTTGTTCCAGCCTGTAAATGCAACAAGCGTGTCAGCCATCAGGCAATCCTGATAATCGCGTTACTGGCGTCCGCTGTCGGGAACTGGATCGTGAAGTCCCCCGACGAGGATGACTTGTCGGACCCGAAGTCGAGGACGATGACACAGGCGTCCGAGGCGTGGGTGTCGTTGAAGATCATCGACCCCCTCGCCGTGATTGTGGAACTCGACCAAGTAGTGTCGGAGAAATCCGTCAGCGCCGTGGTCCCCGACGTGGTCGGCGTCACGTTGGTGAGGGCGTTCCCCTTCGCCACGTACCCCGCCCCCGATGTCTCATTGGTGACGGTGTAGGCGGTGGTGGCGGCGTTGAGAGTAGCCGACGACGTATAGAGTGCAGCCCGCATGGTGTGAGCGGCGTTGGTAAAATCATGTTCAGCCTCCAAGATTTCCTGTTTGAAGCTGGTCGCCATCGCTTGCGTTATTGCCATCTCACATTCTCCTCAACTGGTCAGCGATCAAACGCTCCTCGGCCTTTTCCAAAAAAGCGATGATGGATGTCTTCTCGCTACTCTTCGCCGCATCCATGTAGAAGATCAGGATGCTTCGCAGGTTGTCCTTGTAGGCGTTGACCTGATCCGCGATTTCCCTGGGCATGTCGCCGGAAATGCGAACGATCTTATCCATGGCCATCTCGGCCAGGGCCTCCGAGGAATGCCCGTCATTCTCGGTCGTGTGAACCAGTACACTCCCGGCCTTGACCATTTTTTCCAAACCTTGCATTACGTCACCGGTACTCTGAATTGGCCCGAACGGTACATGTCCTTCCGGGTCTTGCCGTCGCCGAGAACCTTGAGCCTCTCCATGGCCGTCTGGTACTTCGTCTCGTAGGCCTCCATCAGGTCACCCTCGCCCTTCATGAAGATGTAAGCCTCTATCAGCGCCCCGTAGAAAAGCGCGCTCTCGAAGTTGTTGCCCAACCAACTCGTGGAACTGTCCACGATGGAGGTAGGCTTGTAGAAATAATGCAGTTCCACCACCCTGGCGACGGCGGGGGTTGGGGTCACGAAGAAGGTGGCGTCGTCCCACAGCGCGTAGAACCTCGGGTCGGCTTCGGGGGTGCCAGCCGGATACGCCTCCCTGAGAAAATTCACATCCTTGTTGATGAGAAACTGCGTGTCGCCGCTGGCGTCAACATAACTCAAGGAATACGGAGAGATGAAGTCCGAGGGGGCCACCAGATAGGCGTTGCTGGCGGTAAAGTTGGTGGTCGAGTTGCGCCTGAACTCGGGCAATTGCACGGTATGCAGGATGCGGTCCTCGGCCATCCGCGTGAAACGCGGTATCTCGGCCACGAAGTCCGTCCCTGTGTTCTCCGTGTACGTCTTGATGGACGCCACCAACTGTGCATACGTCATTGCCATCGATCAGACCTTAAAATTGGCTCCTCGGGCCGCGGCTCCGGCCCCTCTGGCCTTCACCGTCGTCTGATTGGTGGGCATGATGCCCCTCTTCGCTCCCTGGACGGAGCCGCCGTTGACATAGCCCTTGGGAGCCTTCGGCATCTTGCCCGCGCCACGCTTCTTCGCACTCATCTTGTTAAACTTTGCCTCTGTTCTAGCAAGACCCTGCTTAGCTTTGTTTAGTTCATCACTCATGTGATCATCCTATAATCAGACCGCTCTCGGTTCGTGCTGGACCCTTAAACCTCTGGAGGTTGGTCTGCCTGGGATAGATTTTCCCAAAGCCCTCACTGACAGCTTGGCGTGATATTCATTGTTTTGGCTTACAGTTATGCAAACACCCACGCATAATTGTCTCCATTTTCACAAGCCGCCGGTCAAACCGCCACATGATAACGAGTAACGCGATAATGGCGATATCGCCACCGGCGGATAGCGCCTCTTTAACCAGGGCAAATTCGGTCATTGAGGCCATCCTTTTTCCGGTTTCCAGACGTTCCTCGGCATGATCTTTCTCCTACGAGGTTGTCACGTTCACCCGGCCCACGAAGGTCGTTATGTCCAGGGCAGGGTTGCCTACCGGGTTCCACCCAAACAGCCCCTGGCTCTCCTTTGGGTTGGTGTCGGGGCGTGGGTCTTTCAGGGCCTCCGGGTCGTAAACCCTAAACTCACCCAGTTGCAGTTGCGGATGGTCCTTGTCGAAACACTCCGGGCATACACGTAGCCCATTCGGTCGCTTGTCTTCGATCTCGTAGCCCAACTCGTGCAACGGGTAGCGGAAGGCGCACCTGTCGCAAAACCCGTAGGCGTGTTTGCCTCCTGCCCAGGGGCCGGTCATGAGAAGTCCATATCTACGTAGCCCGCCAGCGGCACGAACACCAAGGGGGTCTTCGTGCGGTCCTCCGAAGCGGCGAGTTCGAATTGCTCCTCGTAGATCGCCTTCAACGTAGGCACCCGCTTCTCCAGTTCCGGCTGCTTCATGGCGATGTAGTAGGCCAGCCCGGAGGCCAGGGCGGGGATGAAACGCTCCGGCATGTCGGGGTTGTTGGTGTTGGTCCCGGCGTCCTCGATGCGCCTCAGATACCAGTACACGAAGGTGAAGGTGTCGTCGGGCGGCACCGGCCAGAAGGTCACCGTGTGACGATTTTGACGGTCGAGATACATCTCCGTGGGGCGCGCCTCGGTGTTCTTGTTGGTGCGCTGGGCGTAGGTGCTGGCCGAGATCAGCGTCAGGCTGTAGTCGGTCTGGCTTGTGCCTGAACCCTGACGCACGGTGCCCTCCAGGAAGCTCACCATGTCGTCGGCCAGGGCGTACGTCTTGGTACCATCGGTCAGCGACACCGTGGCCTCGGTGACGGTCCACAGATTTATCCCCCGGTTCGACCACTCCAGAAACATGATGTTCAGGCTTCTTCGTGCCGTGCGGAGATCGTAGCCGGTACGCATCTCCCGACCAGCCCGCTCCCACGCCTCCTCGCATAGCTGGAGAATATCCAGCTTGAAGGCAACGGTGCCTGATGTGGTGGGGGCAGCCATCAGAAGCACCTGCCCTTCGTGTGTCCCTTGGCCTGGATGCCAGTCTTCTTGACCCGCCCGCCCCACCTACCCGCCTTGGAGGCGATACGCGCCTTGGGGGCCTGAACGGCGGGCTGTACGGTGGGCTTCTGGAAGCCCGGTTGAGCCCCGGCTCCGGTGATGTTGCCGAAGACGCGGGCGTTGATCCTGCTCAGGAGCCCCGGATCGATGCCTGCGCCAGAGACGAGGTTACGCAGGAGTTTGGGGTCCACGCTGAAGTTCCCCCGGCCCCTGACCGGGGAGGCCGCGCCCACGCCGCCGCCCGCCGCAAACTTCTTGCGGCTCTGGGGGCCTTTCCTGTTCATCTTCATTTCCGGCTCCTGTTCTTTCCCTCGGGCATCACTTGAAGATTGCTCGGGGAATTGTTCTGGGGGTTGCCGTCCTTGTGGTGGACATCTTTCTTGTCTCCGACGTGGACCTTCCCCGCTTTCTCGGCGGCATACCGCGCCCGGTGGCGGGCGTTGTTGCGCTTGAGTTGAGACGGCTTCTTGTGGAAGGTCTCGTACTCGCGCTTATAGTTACGTCGTGCATTTTTTTGGCTTCGGCTCATGCCGCTACCACCGTCGCCCCCTGGGACAGAGGCCTCCACAGCGCGTAGAAGTCGATATCGCCAGCCGTCATGGCATTGGTGCCGATGGTCATGATGACATCGACGCCGTTGCCGATGATCACCCCCTCATCCGCGATCTGCGCGGCGTTGGCGTTGGCAGCGGTGATCAGCGTCCAACTGTCGCCCACCGCGAACGCTGTATTGTCTGCTATGTCTTGGACGAGCAGTGCAGCCGTGTTCCCGGCAACCCCGAGTTCGAGAGTTCCATTGTTGCTGGTGCTGGTGACGGCGACATCGACGCTTGCCCCCACCTTCATCAACACGTCCCCGGTCACCGTGAAGACAGTGAACGTTCCAACGCCCCCGGCGTCATCGGTGAAATTCCAGTTGCCGACGACAACCCGCCAATCGTTGCTGCCACCGCTAATACCATGACCGTTGCCGCTCATCGGGAGCCTCCTATCGCTCGTTCTCTATATGCCCACGCCAGGAAGCCGACACGGTGTTGGCCCCTGTCGCCCAGGCGTTGATCTTGATCGACGTTTGAAATTCCGCCCATTGGGGCCTCTATCTGCTTGCCACCTTCGATCATGCTCTCCCGCTTTGAACAATACGAAGATTTGCGGTGCCCGAGGTATGCGCCGTGAGCGCAAGACGGCAGGCTACCGGAGGGTTGGTATAGTTGCCGTCCGAGGTTCCGGTCTGGCCGCTGATCGTGTCGTGGGTATGGACCGTGGCGGACGTTTCATCGGTGAACGTGGATGCCAGGACGTTGTTGAACGTGTGCTGCACGGCGTAGGTCAAGGATGCCCCCGACGACACACCACAGCCGAGGCCGACATTAAAGTCAGGCCCCCGGTAGTTAAGGACGAACCACGCGCCTTCACACAGTCCATCCACGCCGCTCTCGACGGCTCCCGCCGAGGCTCCGCTCGACGTGATCCTGTCCACCCACGCGAAGTTGACATCCTGGGTGGTGCTGGTTCCGGCGTTGGCTCCAGTGATGCTGTCGGTGATGTTATTGCCGTAGCGGTCAAACCCACGAGCCGTGTAGGTGTCGCCCGTGTCGTCGCCCGCCGAATATTGGGCTACGTGCTGGGGTGTGGCGAACTCGGCATACCCATTCACGCCAACTTCGATATCGCCGACGAAGGCGCTGACCGGGGTCAGGGAGGTGATGTGGTAGAACTTGGTGGAGCCCAGCGTGATCAGGCCGTTCCCGGCTCCGGTGAGGGTCTCTCGAATGGGGTTACCGTTGATGTCCTCGCCAACGGCGAGGAGGGTGTCCCCGGTGTTGTCAGAACTGGCTGAGTACAGCAGGATGTAAACACCCCGGCGATCTCTGAAATCAACGCCGAGAGCCCCATTAAGCGTCAGGGCTGCTGACGTGTCAGAGGCTGCCTGGGCTTGGCAAATCCCGTCACGGTCGTAGCCGGTGGCGTAGCTCCCGTTGATCAGGAAGTCCAGGCGGGCGGCAGCAAGGGTCTCAGCCATAGATATGCCGTTCCTGTCAAGGACGGAGGGGGCGAGTGTGATGACCTTTGGTCTGGACATCTTAAATCTCCTTCACTTTGCAAGACTCGCCATGAGTCTGCATATTGTCGGCCTGCGCCCCACCTCTCGGATGAGCGGTGGTGCAGCACAGCGGCTTGTCGCAACCGTGAAGGACACGCATGTCTTTGGGGGTCCAGAAGATCGAACCAGGGAGAGCGGCTATGGCGGTATCCATGCCTTTATATCCTCTCGGTATGTAAAACGCTAAAGAACCATCGGTATTCCTAGCTGTTGGCCGGGGAGGACACACGCGCCCTCCCCGGTCAAGCTGACTTGAGACGCTACTTGTGCTGCCGGTTCCAGTCCTCCTGATCCACGTCCGGTGGACAGGGAGGAACCTTCGGCTGAACCTTGCCCTTCGACGCCTTCGGCGTTCTCTTCGGCGCAGCCTTTTTCTTCGCTGGTTTCTTGGCCATGATCAGGTTCCTTGTCTGCGTTTAGGTGCTGAACACCACCATCGTCCCGCCTGCGGGTTCGGCAGCATCGGGGATCGGCATATTCAAGAACACCCGTCCCGACGCAGTCGTTTCCCACTCCGTAGCGCCAAGGCTGGCGCAGTCTTGGAGGATGATCGACCCACCCGCACTAGAGTGGACCGAGGCGACCAGAGAGACGGTGGTGGCGGTGGAGTTAACGCCGTTGTGGAACATGCAGTTCTTGAACCACGCATACCGATCAATCGCACCGGAAGAGTTGGCATCAATGAAGAGAGGAGAGGCGGCATCGGCCTGCATGGGGAAGAAGCAGTCACGGAACATGTTCCGTGTCGCCGCGCTGGCGAACCGGACGTTGGCGTTGGCTGCCGAACGTGCGGCGGTATCCATCCCGATGTAGCACCCATCGAAGACGTTCTCCTCGCCACCGGTAATCAGGAGGGTTTCACTGCCCGCCCGGTCAGCCGCCGAGGAGGCGGTTGCGTTGGCCATGTTCATCATGGCCACGTTGGAGAAGTAATTCCTGTTGCCGGTGACGCTGACACAGGTGCTGTCGGCAGCCTCGTTGGTGCCCTCGAACAGCGAGATGTTGGAAAAGATGTTGCCGTGGCCACTGACCGTAAGCTGCGGCGTGACGATGGCGCTGGCGCTCGTCGGCGGGCTGATGCGTGACCGCTGGCTGAGCATTGTTGGAGAACAGAGACCGATCAGGTGCGTGTTGTCGTTCGACCATGTGATGGTGGCCGTATCCCGGCTGGTGCCGGAAGTATTGCCATCGTTCAGCAGGTAGATGACATCGCCGCGCTTGTCCACGGTCTTGGCGTAGGCTTGCGTGACTGTCGCCAGAGCATGGAAGGGGTCAAGGCCGGTATTCCCGGCTGCGCCGTTCGCGCCATCGACAAAGAAGTTCTTGGCCTCGTTGCCTGCGGCGATCCGTCCGCCCATGAGAGGAAGCGTCATCCCACTGCCACCCAAGAGGGGCTGGCCAAAACTGGAGACGCCATTCGGGAAATTGGTGATAGGCATAATGCGATTCCTTGTGTTTCAGTAACACCTCCACGGGATATGAAGCTGCCCGAGGGAATTAAACCCTCGCTTACTCTTCCGCTCGTCAGGGAAGTCTACTCCCACTGAAAGGGAACACCAACACTAATATTCCCCGGTCAATGTTTGTACTACTGGAGATCACGGTCTGGTCGCAAAAAAAAGAGGGGCAGCCACGGGGCTGCCCCAATTTAGGGAGGATCGCTCGCCAAGAACTTCTACGAGGAGCCGGGGCTCCCGAAGATGCCGAGGTAGTCGGAGACGCCGAAGCTGTAGCGCTCGCGAGCCTTGTACCTCGCGTTGCCGGTGTCGAAGTCGCCGTCCATGGAGGTGGCCAGCGGGATGCGATTGAACATCTTCAGCCCGTTGGGCACGTCCGTCTTGAGGAACCACGCATTGGTGTCCGTGAGGTAGTGGTTCACGGTAAACCCGTCGCGCACGGTGCCGTTGTGGACGATGGCGCTGATGTCGTTGTTCGCGGTTTCGACGCGATACTCGGACTTCAACAGTCGGGTTGCCACAAACTGGAGGTTCGTGGGGATGATCAGCTTCACCGGGATGGCGGCGATCAACAGACCACGTTCGTCGGTCCAGTTGCTGATCTGAATGGCCGCGTCCTCGATGGACGTTTCGTTCAGATCGGTCGCCGTCGCTGGCCTGTTGGAAAGGTCGGCCCCGTTCACGATGGAGTGGGAGGTACTGAACAACTGGTCACCGTCGCCCGAGAGATACCCGGTCGTCGCGGTGAAGCCGGTGTTGAACGGCACCATGCCCTTAACTTCCTTCGTGTAGGCCATGCCCCTCGCCAGAGCCTTGGTGTAGCGGGTGGACAGACTGTCGTAGAGATTGTCCTCCACGGCCTCCTCCGTGATGGAGAAGCCCATGGCGATCGTCTCGTGATCGTACCGCTGGGTGAAACTTTCCTGGGCAGTGTCGTATGCCAGCGCGCCGCCTTCCTTCTTGACGGGGGCCGCACCGAAGCCGCTCAGCTTGGTTTCTTCTTCGAACGAACGCTCCGAACTCTCCATGTCGTAGCACTGAGCGTGTTCGTTCTCGTATTTGTCGTACTCCAACCCGAACAGGGCGTTCAAGCCGGGAAGGAGTTCCTTGAGCAGTTGTGCTCTTGAGATACCTGCCACGGTTCCCTCCTACTGGCCCAGGGCCAGTTCATACGAGTGAATGCCGAAGTTCCACTTCACCAGGAGATCGGTAAAGCTGTCCCCAACGGCGCTGTCCGGGCCAACGACGAAGTCAATGATCCGAAGTGGGAAGGTGTTGGTGGTGGCGGCGCTGCCCCCGTCCAACGCAACGATGGACTTCCCGATGTTGGTGTTACCGGCAGCATACGTGGCAAATTCGACGTTCAAGCCCAGGGCAGTCTGCGCCACGCTGGCGTCACTCTGTCCCATGAACACGGCGTCTGGATCGTCACATACGTAAGCCACGATGTCCGTTGCCGACGTAGACGCCGTCCACATCTGAGAGTGGACTTTGTAGTTCAGCGTCGGGTCGGTGTACTCGCAACCCATGAAAATTCCGATAGGCCGCGAGGAAGTGGCCGCTTGAGTGGCCTCGACTGTTCCCGTGGCAGCCATGGTCAAAACGTCTCCGAAGAAGACACTCGTACCGTAGCTGTTTGTCATCTTGATCTGACGAAACGAGCCCGCGTAGGCCTGTCCGCCAATCAGATTAACGGGAACGAGACCATATGGCGCTGCTGTTGCCGCCATGTGATTTCCTTCCGCTAAGGGTTAAACCAAGTCCTATCCCCTTCCTCGGGGAGGACGACCAGTACCGAATGTGGTCTGCGTACTGTGCTCCGTTGGTAGGAGCGGCATACGAGGATCACTTTCGCGCATGAAGTTTTGATCCACGCTGACCTGCTGCTGATGTGCCTTGTCGGCGTAATAGGCCTCTCTCTTCTCCATGTTCTCACGGAGCGTCTTGCACAGCACCAGTCCACCAACCTCAATACCACCCTCGAAGGTGGTCCCCCGATCGGATATGAGCATCAATTCTGGATGATCTTCCGCCTTCACGGGTTCCCAGCCCTCTCGCATCCGCATGGAGATGTTCCTGTTGTCGGCTTCCCCGCCAATAGAGGCGCGGACCCAACGGAAGCAATATCCATCCTGATCGTCGGGGGTGGGGAGGTTGGAGGGAGGACGATACCCAGCGCTGGGATCGACCTCTTCCTTTTCGCGTGTCTCGTTGTCTCGGGATTGTTTCCCGGTGCGCTCAGCCATCTGTAGGCTCCATTTCCTTGGCAACCTGTCTGGCGTACTGCTCAGTAGTCAACCCCAGCCGCCTTGCGAGAGCGACTGCGGACGCCGTCAACTGCACTTTGCGCGAGGGTTTACCGCCTCGTGACGGCCCGCCCACGGGGGGCGGTGTCTTCCTGCGGGTCGCAGCAGATGCCTTGACACCTTGACGACCTTCGTCCCCGCTGGAAGTAAACTGAAAATCGGGGAACGCTACCCGGAGACCTTCGTTGATCTGCTCGTAGTAGCCTTCATGATAGCGCGGGTCGAGCCCGCTCTTGACGAGTTTTTCGTGAAGACCGATCGCGTACCCGGTCATGTCCTCGTGACCTGGAGTATGGAACCACATGTTGTCGTTGATCCATGCCGTCGCCTTGGCGTCGGGAACAGCAATCGAGGCCTGCTGGGGCTGTCCCTGTGACTGGCCTGGGGCTCCCCCGGCGGGATGCGAAGCTTCCGCCTGCTCCTTGACCTGCATATTCCGCACCTTCTCGGCCTGGATGCGGCTCATCTCTCCCTGCGCCTCGACCAGGGCGTCGGTGTCGCCACTCTCGTAGGCTGTCTTGAAGTTTGCCTTGGCCTGCTCAAGTTCCGCGTCGGAACGAGCGCCGATCTCACTGATCATGGCAGTGTTGGAGGTGTCGAGGGCTCCCTTGAGGGCGCTGTTGTCGTGCGACACCGCCTCGGCGTACTTGACCGCCTCTTCACTGGTACGCTGCGCCGCCTCCTTGGCCCTGCGTTCCTCGTGAAACTCGTACTTCATGGCCTTGATGCGCTTCTGCACATCCTCGGAGTAGGTCTCTACCTCGGTGTTGAATTCTTCGCTGTCCACATCCAGGCGATCGCCGGTCGGACGCGACCTCTTGTCTTTCTCCGGCACGTCATCAACAACTTCAACTTCGATGTCCGGGGCGTCGGGGTCCGGTGGGAACCCTGTGCTGGTGTCGTCGTCTTCCAGATATTGCGCCTGTGCTTCGGCCATCATGCCCTTGAGTAACCCCTCGGATCATCGACCACGGCGAGAGGAGTGTCGTCGTTTACGACCCTGAACTCCTTACCCATGATCTTGAAGCGAGTGCCCTTGTATGCACCCACCAGGATGAAGTCTCCCTCCTCGCACCAAGGCCCACCGGGGAAGCGCTTCTCATCGGAGTAGCACTCGCTCCCCATGGCCAGAACCAGCCCGATCACGGATGAGTTCTGTTCGATGTCTTTGAACATGTCGGGCTTAATGATGCCCCCCTTGGTCTCTTGCTCGACCTCGGGGATGGCCATGAGGATGTGGTAGCCAGTCGGAACCGGAAGAAGGGACGCAACCTCTGCGTCGTCGGCGGCGGTCTTGAGTTGGGTGACCTTAGACAACGGTTTCCTCCTTATCGCTTTCTTCCGCCTTGCGCTGGACTTCTACCAGATCAAGCATCTCGCGCTCGGCTCGGGCCAATCCTTCGATTACGCCAACCGACTTGGCGTATGCCAGGGCCGTCGCATCGGCACGAACTGCTCCTGTTTTGTCGGTGGAGAGACAGCCGCCGCCAGCAACGTGGTCGGCAACCGAGTTCATGCTCTTACGCAGTTCCTCTTGCAAGGTAGCTAAAATATTACCGGGCAATGTTCATATCCTCAACTGTTTTTTTAACTTTTGTTCTCGTCCTGTTTTGGCCCACCCTCTCGACCAAAGAAATTCATGACCTTCTCGGCGGCGGTGAGCCCCATTTTTACGCCCTCTATCCTCTCTTTGGACTGCAACTGCGTGGCAGCAGTTTCTTCCCTGGATTGGCCTTCCGCCTGGGTGGAAAGCGCCTCAAGGGCGAGTTCCAGCCCCTTGATCTTCTCTTCGCTGGCCAGTTTCTCCCTGGCGATGGCGGCGCGGAACTCGTCCGCTTTCGCCTTGCGTTGCACTTCTGCACCCTTGATGGCGACCTCGGCCTGCTGCATCTGCACCACCGGGTCTTTCCGAAGTTCCTCGGCCCGCCTGCCCTCCATCTCGGCCTGATCCTTCTGGAGCAGCTTGTCGGCAGCGGCAGCCACCATGCGCGACATCTCGACCTCGACTTCGGCGGGCAAGGCCTCGCCGGGAGGTGGCAGGGCCACCCCAAGCTGCTTTTCGATCTCCATCCTGTACTGGAACGCCAGATGCTCCTGGAGATGGGCCGTCATGGCCGCTTCCATCACCTTGGCCACCGGGGACTTGGCCACCAGTTGCAGTATCTTGGGGTCTTTCATGGCCGCCATATGGACCTCTATATGGGCCTCGTGGTCCTGGTGAAGAAATGCCTTGACCGGCTTGCCCGTGATGATGGCCATGTTCTCGACCACCGGGTCTCGGGGCTTCATGTCGTCGTCCAGGGGGACGATCTTCTCAGGCCTGGGCAACCCGATCATGGTGATCATCTCCCGATGCAGTTCCTTGCGATCGTAGATTTCAGGGGCCGTCTGGCTCAACTGATGGACGGTCTGGTACTGCATGATCCGCTGCGCCATGGTCGAGGCGTTGGGGTTGGATACCGGAAGAACGTCGATCCGGTCGTCGTAGTCCTGCTGTCGCGTGACCCCCTCCTCTACCTCGTACTCATACTCGACGGGCATGTGGTCCCTGACCAGCCCGTGGAGCAACTTGAACTCCTGACGCATGGCAGCATGGAGCCGCGCATGGACAGCCGACATCACCTTCATGCTGCGCTCGATAATGGCCAGGGTGGTCCCCACAGGGGCCTTCTGGCTCATGTCGGAAATCTTCATGTCGGCAATGGAGGCGATCGTCCGTGCCTCACCGACGATGTCGCCGAGAAGCTGGTAGAGGACCGTGGACGGCTCCTTGTAGGGGAGGAACGTGATGTTGTCCTTGATCGCCCCACCGGGCACGTCCACATCCCTGAACTCGCCGGGACGCACCGGACTGTCGTCCCCCTTGATCCTCAAGCCACGCGCCTTGAGGCCCGCCGGAAGATTGCTCAACGTCCCGGCATCGACAAGCTGCCTCAAGATGGAAGTGGCGGATTTGGTGAGCCCGCCCAGCATGTGAACCAGTCCAATGCCGTAGAACCCGAGGCCAGGGAGATACGGATAATGGATGAAGTAGTTCAGCTTCTTGTGGCGATCGTCGTCCTCCTCCCAGTTGCGGTAGATGGCGAGGACGATGGTGGATGCCATGTCGATAGTCACGATGTAGGGAAGGGCGATGCCTGTCTCCTCGCCGTCATTGTCGGTGTCCTCGTCCCCCGACATGACGAGATCGACGTGAACTTCGAGTATCTCGTTGCGCTCGTCCTTTTCGATGCGCGGGGCTTCCCCCTTAACGTCGTCCTGTTTCTTGGCCACGTTGTCATACTGGATGGGGGCATCGGGCACGGTGACCATGCGATACTGACCGGAATATTGCGCCTTGACGATGTCGTTGCGCTGCATCTTCATGCGATGTGTGTACCTGGAGCACGTCAGAAGGTCCGATGCTCCGTACTGCACCACGAAATCGTCTGCCTGAACAAAACGGTCTGTAGGTCTGCCGAGATTGTAATCGTAGTACACCTTCTTGAAGGCCGACCCGGCGAGGGGCAGGCTGAACAGGGCCTGCTCATGCTCCTGCCGACACTCGGTGATGACCTCGTTCACGACGTAGTTCATGTCGAGTTGGACACGTCGCGCCTGCTTCTGCTTCTCCGCTGTCTCCATTCCCACCACCTTGGTGAGAACGGGTCCGGTAGCAGGCCACGTCTCGGTCATGGCATCCGCCTGGAAGCGAACCACGGCCTCTGTGAGGATGGGATGGAAAACCCCGGACGCGCCCTGCCAGGGCTGCGTTCTTTCCTCGATCTTGAGCCCCAGGAGGTTCAGGCCCTTGATGTAAGCTTTCTCCCAGGGCTCCCTGGACAGCTTGTCGTCCTTGTAGTGCTGCACCAACTCCGAGCCTAGCTTGGTAAGGTCTCGGTCATCCATGTGTTCGGCGAGGTTCCCCGCATGAGGAATGTCTACTGGCCCCTCCTGTTGTGGGGCAAAATCGATGATGACACCGCCTTCGCCGTCGTCTTCGATGATGGTGCCTTCCATGACCTCATCGGGCAGGGGTTCGACCGCCACCTCGACGCCAGGACTCTCAACTTCGATGTCGAACGGGGTAAGGGGTTTATGAATATCGGCCATCAGTATGGTCCTTCCCTATTGGCGCGCAACAGAGGCCGTGTATCCTCTTCCTCCTCGTCGTTGGGGGTTCTCAGGAACCCACCCTGACGATAACGAAGTAAGGCCTGGGTTGCGCTGTCCACGTAATCGTCGTGTTCCCCAGCGGGGAACTCGGCAAACTCCTCTACCACCTCGTCCGCCCATCGTCTGTCCGGTGCCCAGATCATGCCGGAAGCGAACAGGTCGGAAACGGCGTTGACGCGGGCAATCTTGTCGTTGCCCCTGGACGGAGTGTACTCGGACACCGGGATGCCCATCTGCCTCAGTTCGAAGACCAGAGGCATACCGGACGCCTTACCCTCAACGATGAAGGCGTCGGGCTCCCAATTGACGTAGTTCTCGTAGGCCACCGCTTTGAGTTCGGGAAACTCCATGCGCTTGCGAAAGGCGTCCAGGAGGATCAGGTTGGCCATCGGCTTGCCGGTGCCCTCGTGTTCCTGGTAGAACACGCCCCAGGTGGTGCAGGCGGAATAGTCGGAACGCTCGGTCTTGAGAAAAGCCGTGTCCCAGGACTGTACGACCCACTCGACCTTCGGAGGTCCAGCTTCCTCCCACTTCCGCCACCAGTCGCGCTTGACCAGGGCTCCCTCTTCCGCCGTGGGACGCTGCTGGTACTGAGCCATCCATTTGGAGACCGGGAGTTCCTCCTTGATGGCTTCCATCTCCCCCAAGGACCAATATTCAGGCCACATGGGCTGGCCGGAGGGCATGACGGCGGGAAGTTCGATGACCTCCCACTCGTCGCCGTCACGCTGGATGGATGCCTTGACCACCTTGCCGGTGAGGTCTCGCTTCGACCACCGCGTCATGACGATGACGATGGCCGCCCCCGGCTGGACGCGCTGGCGAGGGCCGGAGGTGTACCACTCGTAGACGCTGTCGTAGATTTCCGGCTTGCTCTCGGCCTGCTTGGCTTCCTGCTCCGAATGGGGATCATCGATGATGATGAGGTCGCCGCCACGCCCCGTAAGAGTTCCCCCGACGCCAATGGCGAAGTACTCGCCCTTGGCGGTGGTCTTCCACTTGCCCGCCGCCGCAGCGTCGGCGTGGACAGCGACGCCGGGGAATATTTTCTGGTAATCCCGGTCTCCAATGGTGTCGCGAACCTTGCGCCCGAAATCCACCGCCAGATCAGCGGTGTTGGAACTCTGGATCACGTATTTGTTGGGGTACTTACCGATAAACCACGCCGGGAACAGGTGGGAGGCGAACTCGGACTTGGTGTATCTCGGAGGCATATTGATGATAAGACGCTTGCATTCGCCCCTAGCCACGCGCTCGAAAGCGTCCGCCATGATCTTGTGATGCCTGCCCTCCACGAAGGTTGGCCAGACAGATTTCACAAATGTCAGGAAGTCGTCTTGAGCCGAAGCGCGGCCCTCGGCTTCTTCGAGTTTCCCGCACAACCGCAGGATTTCCTGCTGCTCCACGAAGGGCAACTCGTCAAGCCGTGACAGATAAGTCTCTATTTCCGCCGGTAGCATACCAAAAGATTACCCCGAACCGAGGTCCGGGGCAACCATTGGCCAGTGCATGTTGGAAAACCTACCCGTAGGGGAGGTCTTCTCTCGAAGCCGGGGGATCGATGACCTTGAGCGCGATCTTCAACCGAATGCTTCGTGCGGCGTTCGGTATGCGCTCGATATAGTCACGCTCTTCCAGCTTCTTGATAAGGGAAGCCACGCTTGATTTGCTCTTGGCATTGATGCCCTCCCTGATCTCCTCATAGGAAGGAGCGTACTCGTTATCCTCCCAGTAGCCCCGGATGAAGTCGAGGGTCTCTTTCTGCCTGGGGGTCATAGCTGCCTCATGATTTGGTCGATGACTTTGGTAAAATTCTCTCTGTGGCGCTTGGGGTTCACGTCCACCTTCTCGAAGATGTCGTCCTTGGTTTCGCGGATAGCACGAACCACGGTGCGGGCGATGACGCCGATCTGGCTGTCGTTCAGCGTCCCGATGTCCTCCTTGAACTCCTCGGTTGTCATAATCCGCTTGAGGGCCTTGAGCACCCCCACCTCCACGCCACCGTTGCCGAGGGGCTGGATGAAAGGTGACATGGTTGGCCCTGGTGGGTTTGCGAAACTTCCGCCGCCTGCCATTTGAGTTCCTGCGACTTGGGTGAGACCGCCTGGAGACTGGGACAGTTGGTTCTGGGACAGTTGAATACCCTTCATAAGGGCCTCCGTCTCCTGAAGCGTCTTTCTGTGCCAGTAGGGGCTTGTTTCATCAGCGTTCCGCAGCGTGTTCCGCCTCAAAGCCTTAGCTGCCAAGGCTTTCAGACTTATCGTTCCATCCACGTTCCGTGTACTGCTGAGTGGCGTTGGCGTTGGCGTTGGCGGTGTATTCGGTGCGGGATCGACGCCCACAATCCTGCCGAAGTCCTGGACCTGTTTCATGGCAGCCATCTGTACCGCGTCCTGCACCGCCCGACGAGCGTGTTCGGCTTTACTGCCGTACATAGCCGGGTCTGGGCTGGTGAACTTCTCTTCCTCGGCCTCGGCCATAAGATTGGCGAGGTGGTCTTGGTGCTCCGGGGGGGTGGTGTCGAGGGTCTTCTCCCCCAGATACTGACGTAGTTCATACTTCGCCCTCCCGAAGAGGGACTTTTTCACATTCTGAGGAACTTGGGCTCTAGGTATAGCCATGGCACGAACCATAAACACAAGAGGGACATACGTCAACCGACCCCGTAGTGAAAGTTCCGTGGTCCCCTGCCAACCCTGGCCACCATCTCCGTGAGGGCCTTGGCGTGTTTCTGGTTCATGAAGACCTTCTCGCGGTGCTTCTTGCACCAGCTACCGGGGTAAACCACCTTCTTGCCACAGCAGGTCGTCGCCCCCAGATCAGCCGGGTCGCCGTCGATATAGGCGCATTGTTTTGGAGTTCTCTCGGAAAACGAGATCACATCCAGACGAGCCCCCCGAGTACCGCCGCACCGACCGCCCCCTCCGGTAACCACTCCGACACCAGCCCCGTCACCTTCGGCTTGAGGATCGGGTAAGTGAAGCCAGCCAGGGCACAGACCCCGATGTAAGAAAAGCCTGCCCAATGAAGTCCAGGAACGTTGAGCGCCCAGAACGGCGCGACCGCCACGGCTGCCGGGACGGAGTATCTGAAACCCATCATCCAGTCATCCCAGTTTCCAAGGAACTTTGCCGGGCCAGCATTGACGGATACCAGCGCCACGGCGAGAGGCCACAGCCAGATAAGTTCCATGCGGCCAACCACCGCCAGCGCGAACACGGCGCCGATGAGGGCGACCGCAAGACGGACCATGGAGTGGTTGAGAATGCCTGGGTGGGTGTGTGCTCCCCGTCCGTCCCAGATACGCCAGACGGCCCCAAGGAGGGTAGCAAACACGATAACCATTGCTGTTTCCGACATCAGAGGCCTCCTCCACCAATATGTTTTGGAATAATATGATGTTTATGTGTAATCATAATTATTCGTCGGATCGTATTCCGTTTATTTCCATCAACGTCTTTTCAACGTCGTCAATCGTAGCACCAAGAGCAGCATCATAAGCAGTTAAAATAGCATACATTTTACCGTTTTGTGACGTGTGAACTACCGATTGGACATTATCCTCAATTGCCCTTACCAGAATATCTACTACCCGCTTATGCCACTTATTGAAGTTGTCAATGAACGCGCTTGATATCGCCTCTCGTCTGGCATCTGCAATATAGTCTGTAACCGTTTCATTTAGGTTGTGAGCCAATAAGGCGTGCATTTCAGAGTCCGACAATTCATTAAAGTCTGTGGCCTTAACCAGTTCTTTCAGACTATCTTGGAAAGCAGCGAACTTAATCGTTAGAAATTTCTTAGCCGTTACTGTTATATCCAATTGTGGAATAACGAGTTGCAGCCAGGTATCTGCATGGGTAAAAAGCGAATGATTTAATAGTACAGTTTGGTTGATTTCGCCTGATGCCAATTCTTGTCGCTCAAGATGATTTTGTACCAGCATGACGCCCATTGGACTGAAACCTGTAATGGCCGCTACTGCAATCATTGCAATATTCTTTGTCAGAGTCATTGCCGTCCACCATATTCTTCATACGACTTACGATGAGCTTCAGCGTGTTCTGGTATAGTTAATTCTATGATATCCAATTCTCCGTTACATAGTCATGTATTATCGTGCCGTTAAAGGATTGTTGAAAGAGTGGCCGGGAGGGGTTTAGGCAAACCTCCCGGCCTTCCCGCACGATACGGTGAATAACCGACCAAAGTCTCCACCAGGGAGCCTGGGGGCGTCCAAATACCGCGCAGAAATAAAGCTGTTATCAATTTGCATGGCGCTTCCCTTTCATTGGTTCACTTTAAGGGAGCGGGTGTCAAGCGTTTTAACGCTCGACACCCTATTCGCGTGGCCTCTGAAAGGTCATAATCCCTTCTAATCGAACGTGCCGTCGTCAATCATTCGTTGGGCGTTCAGCAAGATTAGCGTCCGCCGCTGCGTACTCTTTTTATTCGTGGCAGCACCCATGAACCGCTCGAAAAAATCAATATCCCCAGGCGCAACAATCTCCCCCGCCATTGCCCTGCATTTTGGGCACTCGAACTCGACAACCTCAGGGGGGTGGATGCACGGCCAATCGTGGGCGCACTCAATGCAAGCGCAGTAACTGGCGTTATGCGGGCGGTGGTCGTCCAGACTAACGACATTGCTTTCATGGGTGGCTGTATCTCTCTTCTTAGTCATCTGCTACTGCGTCCTCAACCGGCCAACGGTTTCGGAACTAGGCCGCACGAGTTAGTGAAACAACATGTTCAGTGGCTCAAGCCGTCTTCGTGCTGGATCAGGGTGCGGATTTGGTGGGCATCGCCCCCGAAGACCATCTCGCGAAAGCCGATTTCCATCCTGGAGACCATTTGTTCGCGAATATTGTTTTCCTGACCGGCGAGGAGCACGGCCAAGACCTCCACGACCCCCATGAAAACATTGTCCATGTCGGTGCCGCCGTAGTAGTGCTCCATGAGCAGCCCGCCAATCTCGCAATGGAGACAGCGGCGCTCTGGATGCTGGCCATGGCCCTGCTTATGGATAACGGGGTTCATAATTTTTCCCATAAAATTCCTAAACGGGAGCGGCCCTCGCCACCCCCTAAATGTGGACACGTTGCTTTAATCAAACATAGGCCCCCCTCGTTGCCCAGCTAGAATGACGCCATGTCTGTTCATCTTGGGTCAACTCCAAGGCTTGTCCTCGTCCAGCTTGACAAGGTGTTCGAGGTTCAGCTTGGTCACGTCGAGCACCCGGATCGCCCTGGGGCCGATCCAGGTCTGCCTCTCTGGGGGAGGCCCTTTTTTTTCTTCAAGTTCGAGGATGAACATCTGGGTGCCGTCCTCGGCAATGACCAAGATGCCATGCTCCAGCACCAATTTGCTGACGGTGACGAGTGCGCCCCGGAATATACTGTCGTTGTCGGCCATGCTTCGCCTTTAGTTTTCCCCCCGCGCCCTGATTGCTTTTTCACCCAGGAACAGCGCGTGAAGTTGAAGCGTATTGAACCTTGGATCGGCAGACAGCTTGATAAGTTCTTGCAAGCAAGCCTCGCGCTCGGCTAGGACGGCTTGGGCAACCATGTTTATGCCCGCATTGACCACGCCATTTGCACGTTCAGTCTGGCACTCAATCTCCTTGGCCTGGGCCTCTATCTTGGCTACGTCCTCGACTCGCTGGGCTAACCCCGATCTAACCCGCCCGTCGAGTTCCTCCAGGGCATGGGCCTGGGCCTCTAGGGCGATGATCAGTTCGCTACGCGTAACCAACATGCCCTTATCGCGCAACTGTTCTAGAATGTCAGTCATCATCCAAGTCCTTTGAGTGCAACTTCCACAGCGGTTATTATTGAAATTACGCCGACAACCGTCTTAATCCTTCGGCGCTGTCTCTATCGGCTGCCACTCCACGTTGCTTCTCCCGATCGCGAACTCCCTGTCAGCGGCGGCGTCCATCAACCTTTCATGCTCAACTACCCACTTGGGCGGGGGCTCGTCAGAAGTGTTATTCGTGGCCCAAGACATGGACGGGAATTTGCATGTTATCCAACACCCCATCCAGCTTGGACATCTACCACACTTAATCATTCATTCATCCGGCGCGTTGCAGCGCGGGCAGGGCATCTGCACCGGCACCCTGTCCGCCAGCTTCAATATTGTCCCGTCCTTCGCCCGCAGGACATCGCTCATGACGCCGCTGTCGATGAACCCTGTGTCGTCGCAGGTGGCGCATAAGGGGGTCTCCTGGGGTGCCGGGGCCTCGGCCTCGGGGGCTGTGACGGGTTCTGTGGGGGGCGGTTTGGCCCCTTCCTCCACTGTTTCCTGGATTGACAGGGCATAGTGGAGAGCCTCGGTCTCGGTCGTGATGAGAGAGAACATCCACCCCCTCTTCTTGTGGAAGTGGTCTATCCTGACATCCTTGCCCTCGGACGAGACCTTGAAGAGCGTATCCTCGTGACGGCCTGTCATGGATTGCTCCGCGTCGCCAGATAGAGGAACACGAGGATCAAGACGCCGACGACCGCGCCTCCCCCGACACCCGCCGCGAACTGAACAGCCAACGCCGTGCCGCAGGTCATCAGACCTCCTCCCAGTCCTTGGCCAGGATGTCGGTCTGGCTGGCCAGCCACGGGACAAGATGATCTCCCACCGTCTTTATGGAGATATAGGGCAGGCTCATCTTGGAATCGGCATCGGGGGTCTGGAGTTCGATCCACATCCCCCTGCCGTTCCAGCCGAAGCGGGCCAACTTCTTGCCCTGCTTGATCAGGTAGAGGGCGTCCGAGAAATCCATTGGCGGGATAATGTTGTTGTTATGGTTCTCACTCATGGTTCATCTCCTGTAGAGGTTTGGTGGCGTTCTTGCCGAGCGCCGTCCTAAGGATCATGTAGGCCCCGTTCGGGTCGTCGCGCATGATGTCCAGGTTGATTTCCGTGAGGTCTCCGAAGGCATAGGGGGCATAGGACCGTAGTTCGTCCCCGCATCGCTGTTGTTCGTACTATCCGTTGCGTCGGTATCGGGGGCTTCAAGGGAGTTGATCATCCTGCGGAGGTCGGCGCTCTCCTGCTTCAATCGATCAAGACGTTTTTTCATGGTTCTTTCTCGTGGGTAAATGAACATACTACGCACGAACAGGCGTCGAACGCAAGTCTTACGAGTAATATCTCTCGTACCACTCCCCGCAACCCTTGATGACGTTCTGAACCTGCCTGTCGGTGAGTATTTCCCGGCCACCACCTGGGGTGCCGCGACGAAAGAAGGCCCCCCCTTTCTCGCTGGCCTCGGAGAAGCCGTTCTCCTTCTCGTCCTTCTGGAGTTGTCCGAAGGAGGAGTGGGCGAGGGCCTGCATATATTCGGCATACATGAAATCGATCTTGAGGACCTTCGCCAGCAAGAAAAAAGTATCCGGGAACTCCTCGTATTTAAGAATCAACTTGCTGTGATCGTGCCAACTCTCAACATGCCTCGGCCAATCCTTGGCCACTTCCTTCGCCATGCGGGCCGGAGAGGTCCCGAAGAAGTTGGCGGCGCTGGGCACAATGTCCACGGGATCGCGGATGATGTAGACGCTGGTGCCGACGCCGTGGCGTTCTGGGTCGTACTGCCGGTGAGCCTTCCCCAAAAATCCCCGACCGATAGGCTTGTCGCCCGCGTCGGTGAAGAAAGGCAGCAAAGCGATCTCCTGAAGCGTCAGTGGGCGACCTTCCTGAGGCACCAGCAGGTTGGCCAGGAACGCCCGCGCCCAGGTGCTACCCGACTTTGGGAAGGACGCCAGCCAGTGAATACCCTTCATAAGGGCCTCCGTAGCCTCGGGTATAGTGCCGTTAGTGCCAATAGGTGGTGGAATGCGGCTATTGGCGCTATTGGCGCTATTGGCACGGACATGAAAGTCGGGAATAGCTTCGGCAAAACCTGACCCCGTTCCGGGGGAAGGGTTAATCGGGCACTAGCCCCTTCCTGCGCCGTGCCCGGATATTATAGACCGCGCTCTCCGACACCCCATGATCATGGGCAACCATGCAAACGGGAGCCGTGTCCTTCCTGATCGCCCGCACCTGATCGTCGGTCAGCTTGCGAACCCTCACATGGAGCGAACATCCCCTGGCGCGGCGACCGCGCTTAATGCAATCACGCGCATTGTCCTGATGCGTCCCCACATACAAATGCCGTGGGTTGACACACGAGGGCGTGTCGCAACGATGGAGCACCAGTAAATTTTCTGGGATTTTTCCGTGGTGAATTTCATAAGACAACCGATGCACACCTACACAAGGCCCACGCCGACCAACCCTCAACTGCCCATACCCGAACTGGTTCCTCTGCCCGCCCTGCCACAGCCAGCAGGCTGTGGGCTTGCCGCGAACGACAAACCGCCAGAAACGATCAACAAGAGGTTCGGGGGTGTTCATAAGAAGAGGGTGTACCACGTATGTGCGGAGTTGTAAATATTTGGTGGGGAAAGAGAGTGGGCCGGGTTTTTTGGGGAGGTCTACTCCAGACCCGGCATTACAGCATCTCTACACGATACCGCCACCCCCAAGAAGAGAGTGTACGTGGTTTGTGCGGTGGTAGCAATTTTTATATGGGAAAGAGGCGGGAAGTGCATGGAGGGTGCGAGCGAGGAGGTGCGCGCGTGAGGGGTGGGTGGGGGTCGCCCAAGCGCGCCGCCCAGGAAGGAGCCCCATCGCCGCCACGCCAGCCACGCCCAGCCCTGGCCCGCCAGGACGCAGCGATCGACCCACCTTCTTCTTACGCGAGGCGCGGGGCGCGACGTGGCGCGCTGATAGCACAAGGCAACGATATCAACGGCTTAGCCTCAGCCAAGGCGTGGGGTATCGCCTAAGTAAGGTGATAAGAATGATTATGGCAAATGCTGGATGGTGCGCTAAGTGCCTGTAAATGCTGACCTTAGCTTGGCTTCCAGCGCTGCGCGCACCTCGTCTGGTGTCTCGTCTGTCTGGTCAGTGCTGATGCGCTCCTTGAATGCCTGAACTGTGTCCAGCTTGCCGAGCAGTTCAGTGGCCCGGATGCAGGCCGCATCAGTGTCCGCCCTCTGGCTCAGTTGGAATAGCCGCTCCTCGACGTGGAGACGCAGAGACAGGCCAGTATGCACTGCACTCTCTTGTACGCGCCGCTTGCCCGCCTTCACCCTCATGGCAACGCCAGGGTGTCCGGCCAGCCAGCTTGCCTCGTTCCATATCGCCTTGTTGCTCATGTTCTCGGCGTCGTATGCCTCGCGGTACGCAGCGCTTTGGGTCATGCCCTTGATGATGTTGTCGGCGTACCTCTCTTGCTTGGCCGTCAGCTTCTTGCCAGCCGGAGGGGGTTGCGTCCCGCCCGCCCCGTCACGCCCGCCCTTGCCGCCCTGGATGATAGTGAATGCCGGAGTGTCTTCCAGTAGGTATTCAGGGGTAGGGTCTTTAGGGCCATCGCTCATTATCTCGCTCCTCCTCGCTACGCTCGTCCGGTGCTCTAAGCAAGAGGTCCAGCATATACGAGACCAACACCCTCCTCAACCCCGAAACAGCAACCATACATGAACAGTGTGAGAACATATATCGTACATCGATTGAGATAGGGCGAGGTAGCTTGGCTCTCTCCTGGCCAGCCAGTGGACACCGCAAGGGCATACAGGACACCCCTGTTTTCCCTCGTTTCGTGCTGCCTTGCAGGGTGGGTCAGCTAAGGTACTTTACCTGACCCTTCGCTCGCACCGCCCGCCTGCCTGCGCCCGCGCTCACGCGCGCCTACGCGCGGGGGCGGGCGTTCTCCCTCTACCGCGCCGACCTCGACCCTATGCCCCAGAAGCGTCAGCCCAAGCCATAGCTGAACAGGAGTGGTGAAGATGTGTCATGCGCCGCTAAAAAAACGACATGAGTATGACATTGACCATTGACACCCCTCTCTTGTTCGGGTACAGAAGGGGGAGCGACACGCCCGGAGATCACCGGGCTGGGGAGGCAACTCCCCTGGATGGCCCCGCCTCATACTTGAGGAGCAGTTGGCTGAAACAAACCGCTGGGAACAGCCCCGCCGGAGTGTCCACCATCGTGAGCAGTGGAGTGAGCCGGGTTGGTAACCAGATATGGGCTGCTTTGATCCTCGCCTTGAGGGGAGCGCTTTAGGTCTTATCCCCGGTTCGCTGCACCGTGAGGCCTGACAAGCCGAGCGGAGGCGACGGTACTCCACTCCGTAACGCCGGGACGCGCTATTAGCGGCTCCAGTGGTGCGACAAAAACAACAGCCGCTACTACTCTCTCTTACGTTACCCAATGCAGCCAGCTTGAGCGGGCTGCATTACGAAACATAATGGAGGTAGCAACATGGCCACCACTATCCGCGACGCCGAGGCGGCGTTCGACAACGCCATCGCAGTCGGCGTTCTCTCCGATGACGAGAACAGCCCCGTCTACGCTGGCCTGTTCATGTACATGCACAGCGACGACAACCTCGACCACTTCAAGAACATCGACACGCGCCGCTACATCACCGCCACCAAGTAGTGCCGAGGCAATAGGCGCTCCCATGTGGTTTTTCCGGGAGGTAAACATGCTGTAACTCATGCGGCGACAGGCCTTGCCAGCCACGTGCCGCCTTCCGATACGCCGCTGGGATAGCGGCGTATCGCCAAGCGCATCGACCCGGTGCTCTTGGTGATACGTCAATACTGCCCAACCAATGGAGGTAACCAATGGGTACTCAATTGCTCAAGATTTCCATGGACAAGCTGCCCGCCATCATCGCGTGGTCGTTTGCCCAAAACATGCCGGTCTACGTCCACGGTGCCAGCGGCATCGGCAAGTCCCAGGGGATGCGCCAATACGCCCGAGAGTGGGCCGAGGCCAAGGGCCTCACATTCTGGGACTTCAAGGGTGGCTCGCCCGAGAACATGGACCGGGACAAGACCTTTTGCTGGATCGATCTGCGCGTTGTCCTCATGGACATCCTCGACGTTAAGGGTGGCCCCATGCTCGACAAGGAAGAGATGGTCACACGCTTCCTGGCCTCGTCCATCCTTCCCGACACCGGACGCCACGCCAAGTACGGCTGCCTCTTCCTGGATGAACTCCCCCAGGGCGCTCCCATGGTAACCAACGGTCTCAGCCAGTTGGTCTACGATCGCCACATTGGGGATAGCTACTTCTTCCCCAAGGACTGGCGGCTACTGGCGGCGGGCAACCGCAAGCAGGACGCCGCGAACACCAACAAGGTGGGTGCCCAGATTTACAATCGCTTCTCCCACTTCGAACTGGTGGCGGATGTAGAGGCCTGGGCGCGGCACATGCTGGGCAAAGGGGGCGACTTTCGCATCCCCAACTTCGTCAGGCTCCGGCCCGAGTTGTTCCACATGTTTGAGAAGGGGGATATCTGCTTCCCCTCTCCGCGCTTGTGGGAGGAGGTGGACAAAGTGGTTCGCACCGTCGAGGACAAAGCCCTTCGCGAGATGTTCATCGGCGGGCTGGTCTCCGAGGGCGTGGCCGTCGAGGTGTGCAGCTACCTGGACATCCACACCCAGATCGAAACGTTCCCCAAGATCGTCCGCGATCCGCTCAAGGCCAAGGTGCCCGAGGCTGGTGTCGAGGGCAGCGTCGCCGCCTGCTACGCCGTCATCGGCATGTGTGTCGGCGGCGTTACCGAGACCAACATCGACGCCGTCTTCGCCTACGTCAACCGGCTCCCCGAGGAGTTTCAGGCGGTGTTCGCCATCGACATCATCTCGGCCAAGCCCGAGTTGCAAGAGACCGTCGCCTTCACCAAGTGGCGGCAAGATCACCCGAGCGTGAGGGTCTAAGCACCCTCACCCTCGACCCACATCTACTCTGTGGCTCTTCAACCCTGCTCAGACAATGCTGGAGGTAGCTATGACCGTTAGAACCAAGGACGTGGACATCAGGCAGCGCGCCTGCTTGGTCCGCATCAGCACCAAGCTGATGGGCGTCGAGAAGAAGGACAACCCGGCCACCGATAAGCTGGTCACGCTGATGGGATGCAGCGACGGCGCGGCCAAGGCTGTGAAGTCCCTGATCAACCCCAACAATCAGGCCTACAAGGACATCAAGATCGTCAGGGGCCTGCTCCGCAACACCCATATCGACCTGACCGGTTGCTGGCAAGACGATGGGTTCCGCATCATTGGAACCAAGAGGTTCGCCAGCTACGAGCGGATCATGGATGACCTCGTCGCCCGCTTCTGGGCGAAGGTGGATGTGTTTGTCGAGGCCTGGGATGACGTGCTGGCCGAGGCCAAGAAGGACTTGGGCGACATGTTCAACGAAGCTGACTATCCCAACAAAGCAGACGTTCGCGCCTGCTTCAGCATCGAACGCGAGGTCGAGGTCATCCCCGACCGCACCAACACCATCCTCGACCTGGATCAGGCGAGGGTCGAGAAACTCCAGGCCGACGCCATCGACAAGGACCGGAAACGGATGGTCACGCTGACCGAGGAGACCCACCAGCGCGTGGCCGAGGAACTGGAGGGTATGCTCAAGGCCCTGCGCGAGTTCGGCGGCGAGATCGAAGGCACCAAGCGGACGCGCACGTTCCGCAACAGCCTCATCGATCGGATGGCGGGACTGGCCGACGTGCTCCCCGGCCTCAACCTGACCAACGATCCGAAACAGGACAAGCTGGCCAGGAAGCTGGCCAAGCTGACCGTCCACGATCCGAAAGACCTCCGCGAGGAGGGCGTCGAGGGCGACAAGCTGCGTAAGGACGTGGCCGATGAGGCCGAGGAAATGCTCGACGCCCTGGGCGGCGTATTCTCCTACACCAACTAGCCGCTGACGTGTAGCGGGATGTCGCGTAGAGCGCGCGGCATCACGATGTACGTTCTCTCTATTAACCAGCCAATATGGAGGTAATCATGACACCCAAGACAGACACCTCGACCGTGGCCCTTCTCAACTGGGAGGCCGAGGTCAAGAAAGGCGAGGCCGTCATCCTTAGCGCGATCAAGCGCCTGATGATACGCCAGCCCTTCATAGCCACGCTGTTACTCGGCTTGGTACGCACCCCTGTCTCCTCCGGGACCATGGGGACCAACGGCAAGGTTCTCATCTGGAACCCGGCCTGGGTCAACAAGTGTTCCGAGTACAAGCTGTACTTTGTGATGCTGCATGAGGTGTTGCACGTTCTCTACAAGCACCATCTTCGCGGCAAGAACCTCGACCAACGCCTCGCCAACAACGCCATGGACTACGTGATCAACCTGATCATCGTCACACTTGGCGGCGGGACTGCCAAAGGCGACGAGGGCGATTGCCCCTCCCGCGATCCCTACTACAAGATGCCCAAGGATGGGCTCTTTAGCTGGGACTACATCGGAATGACATTCGAGGAGGTGTACGAATTGCTCAAGTCCGCGCCAGAGGACGGCGAGGGACCGCCCCCACCTCCTGGCGACGAGAAAGGCCCCGGAGGAAATGCCGATAGCGATCCCTGCGAGGACGGCGACACCCCCGGTGATGACGGCCAGGAAGAACTGGACGAGGAAGAAGGCGACACCGGAAAAGGTGCCGACGACGACAAGGCCGAGGAGGACGAGGAGGGAACCGGCGACGAGGGCGATTGCCCCTGGGGCTCAGTGACCCAACTCACCAACGAGGACGGCACCGACCTCTCAGAGGAGGAGATGCAGAAGGCCGAGCGCGATCTTGAGAAGCGCATCATCCAGGCCGAGAACATCGCCAAGGCGAGGGGCAACATGCCCGCCACCTTGTCCGAGGCCGTCGAGGCCGGAAGACAGGAGAGCCAGGACTGGCAAGATGTCTTGCGCGAGGCCCTCCAGGAGAAGTTACCCAACGACTTCTCGTTCGACAGGCCCAACCGATACCACATGAGCAGCGACTTGATCATGCCTACGACCCAGAAAGAGGGCATGGGTCATGTCGGGTTCTTCGTTGACGCCAGCGGTTCGGTGAGCACGCCCGAGTTCAGCCAATTCATGTCGGACGTGGATTTCATCTTCGAAGAACTCACGCCCGAGACGATCACCATGATCCAGTTCGATCATGATGCCTCCGAGCCCAAGGAATACGAGATGGGCGACGAGGTCGAGTTGGTCCGCGAACGGGAAGGTGGCACACGCTTCACCGCACCATTCTCCAAGGCTCAGGCACTTGGGCTCGACGCCGACTTCGACATCGTGGTGTTCTTTACAGACGGCGGCGACAACACCTTCCCCAAGGAAGAGCCGCCGTATCCCGTGATCTGGGCAACGACAGGCGCGTGGTGGGGAGGCCCGCCACCGTTCGGCGAGTGCGTCCAGGTGAAGTTCGGCAAGGGAGAGGGGTAACCCTCCCCCACCGCTTTATACTATGTGGCTTTTATAGTGGCGGTGGCAGAAATGGTTATGCACTGGATTGCAAATCCAGACGATGCGGGTTCAAGTCCCGTCCGCTACTCCAACCCTGCTCAGACAATACTGGAGGTAACACCCATGCGTGAGTACATCGGCAACAGCTTGTTACACATTGGTTGGGCAATTTTTGGTCAGCCCTGCGACTGTGGCTACGGCATTCGCCTCAACGCCCTGGCCCGCAAGATCGGGTCATGGGAATACGATGAGGAAAGCTGGCGTGATCGGGCTCTCTTCAACGTGGGATGCTTCATTCTCTTTCTCGCCGCCCGACCCTATTTCGAAGACGTTCTCTGACGCAGCGGGACGCAGCATCACGCTGGTGCTGCGTCACGATGCGCCAGCATCACAACCAACTGGAGGTAACCATGAACATCATATTCGATCTCGACGGGACGCTGGCCAACCTCGACCATCGTCTCCACTACATCCGCCTGATGGTGGGCAGCGCCATCACCTACAACGACCAGAAGTTCCGGGTCATGGCCATGGAGACCACAGAAACAACCGTAGTAACCCTTGGTTTTGCCGAGGACCATAACGACACCGTTGTCATGCCCCTGGCATCTGCCCAGGCTGCGTTCAAACCCAACTGGGACGCCTTCTTCGATGCCGTCATCGATGACAACCCCATCGAAGAGATGGTCGCCGTGTTCAACGCGCTGCGTATCTCCGGCCATCACAAACTGATCATCGCCACTGGCCGCTCAGATGTGGCCGAGCACGACACGATGTTCTGGCTGGAGGAGCACGGCATCAATGCAGACCTTGTCCTGTTCCGCAGGGCGGGCGACCACCGCCCCGACGTGAAGGTCAAGTTCGACATGTACACCACGCTCTTGGCGAAGGACATGAAGCCCGACTTGGTCTTCGAAGACCGCCAGGGCGTTGTCGATATGTGGCGCAGCCACGGCATCCGGGTTGCCCAGGTGGCCCCCGGTAATTTTTAGAGGAGATGCCATGAAACTCAAGGATATACCCCCTCTCGCACGTCACGCTATGAAGAGAATGAAGAGGCCTCTTCGCACGTACCTGTCGATGGACGACCAGCGCGTGTTCACCACGCAAGGAACCATCGAACGTGCGTTCACGCGCTTCCCCTACATGGTGCGGACTGACGTTGGCTCAACGACCGGCACCAACGCAGTTGGTCACAAGCTGCCCGCCAGTGGAGAAAAGGACGACTGACGCAGCGGCATGTTGCATGAAGCAGTGCAGCATGACGATGCACCAGTGTGCGTCACGACCAACCAATGGAGGTAACCAATGTTCAAGATCGTGCAGGAAACCAAAAAGGCTCTCAAACTGGAGTATGAAAACGTCACGTTTTGGGTCCAGCGCCGCTGGCTTCGCGGCGACGACACCCTCACCCCGAGAGGCACCGCCGCCTTCGAGAAAGCCAAGAACGGCGACAAGCCCAAGGTCAAGCCGTTTCTGAAGTGCAAGCCTGCCGAGATGCGCCAGATAAGCGACAAGGCAGTCGTTGTCACGTGCTTCGACGGCTCGTCAGCCGTTCTGCCGACCAGCCAAATCAAGCAGACTTACGATGACGCGATCCTCGTGCCGCTTTGGCTGGCGGAAAAGAAAAGTCTGCAATTTTCAAACAAGAAAATTTGGCTGGAGGAAACGCCATGACCCAGGCTGCCGAGGAACTGGGCATCAAGACCCACGACACACCGTTCGGCCCCGGCTACCGGGGCGAGGACGGCGACAAGGTGCTCGACCGCGCCTGCGATATTATGAACCCCGAAACCGAGGAGGAAGCATCATGAGTGCCGAATGCTCAGGCTGTGGAGAACACCACGCCCCCGAAAGCGGGGCGCTGTGCCACAACTGCGAAGCCGCGATCCATGCCGTGGCCCACGTCAAAACCAACCTTGACGTAACCCGCCTCATCAAATCCGAGGGCAACCTCAAGCGCGAGAACGCCAAGCTGCTCCTTGAACTCAACACCATCAGGGTTGCCATGCACCACATCACCCAAGTTCTCGTCACCACCAAACGCAAGGTGGAGGAGATGGACATGACCCAGAAACCTCAGTTCTATGAGTGCGGCATCTGCGATCATTGGCACAGCGTTTCCTGGGATGGAGACTGCCGCGAGGATGCAGCGCGGTTTACCGTCCAGGCCCTTGAAGATAAACACGGCTGGGATGGCTGGGAGGAAGCCCCCATGCCGGGCGGCGAGGAGGACGTGCCATGAGGATCACGCTCATCGAAAGGACCGCCAACTATGTGGTTGTCCG